CATGAGGGTGGAAATGGCAGCCACAGTCACACGGCCGCGCCACCACAGATCAAGCCGGGAGACAGGGTCCTGGTGGCCTGGGTGCAGAATGAGGCAGTTGTTATTGACGTGGTAAGTTAGGAGGCAGATATGGCAGAGAATCAGCTTTTTCCGGTGTTTGACCTGCCTGAGATACCAGACAACCCGGAATATGATGAAAGATATTATCCGTCCGTTTATTTTGACTTTGCAACGGGCGATTTTTTACGGGATGGAGCAGGCAGGATGATCGCCAGCGGGGGCAGAGAGGCATACATGCAATGGTGCCTGAAAGTCGCCAGTACGGAGCGGCTGAGCTGCCTGGCTTACAGTGACGATATAGGCACGGAGTTTGAGGATCTGGCCGACATACCGGACAGAGAATCCCGCGAAAGCGAAATTGAGAGGACGATCACAGAGGCATTGCTGGTGCACCCGGCGACCGAGTACGTCCGTGATTTTGAATTTACCCATGAGGGAGACGAAACATATTGCAGTTTTAATGTGAAGGGCTTCCCATGGGAGGAAGATGAAACACTGAGCATACAGCTGTAAGGAGGTGAGAGAGGTGGCAAGTGATTTTATAGTACCGGAATTTTTAGAGGATTGCGACGCGGACACGATACACGCACGCATGATGGATGAACTCCCGGACGACATTGATAAAACGGAGGGCGGTTTTCCATGGGATTTTACCCGACCAACGGCATTGATCGCAGCAGAGCTGTTGCAGTTTTATATTCCGGAGGCAATAAAACTGATGTTCCCGCAGTGGAGCAGCGGCAGCTTTTTAGACTACCTGGCAGCTGGATCCCAGACAAAGAGAAAGGCAGCCACATACGCAGAGGCAGTGCTGTCCCTGGAAGGAGAACCCGGCACGATAGTACCGGCGGGCACTGTATTTGCGACCGAGGCAAAGAATGATCAGCCCTCCATTGAATTTGCAGCAGTAGAAAGCTGCATACTGGGAGAGGACGGAAAGGGCACCGTGCTGGTGCGTGCGCTGCTGGACGGACGGCAGCCGAATGTAAACGCTGGCACTATTGTGTTGATGTCTGAACCGGTTGAGGGAATCCGGACGGTTACGAACAAAGAGAAAGCGACCGGAGGAACCGAGGAAGAAAGTGACGACGATCTGAGAGAGAGGATCCTGGAAGCAGACGCCTCGGAAGAAACCAGCTATATAGGCAACAATGCAGACTATAAGAGATGGGCCAAGGCAGTAGACGGAATCGGGGACGCGATTGTTATCCCGGAATGGAACGGGCCGGAGACAGTAAAAATTGTATGCCTGGATCAGAACGGAGAAGGAGCAAACAAGACCCTGTTGGATGCAGTTTACAATTACATTATGGCACCGGACAACCCGGCAGACCGACTGGCACCGCCAAACACAATCCTGACCGTGGCAGCACCGGATCTGGTAAATATAGCCTATTCCTTTACCGTTGTGCTGGCAGATGGCTTTGAACTGGACACCGTTATATCCAGCTTTAAAAAGTTATTAGAAAGTTATTACAAGACGGTTGCGGACGACGGAGCCGTCAAGTACATAAAAGTACACGCACTTCTGACCAGTACGCCGGGGGTTGAGGATTTTACAAACCTGCTGATCAATGGCAGCACGGACAACGTGCGCATTGAAAATGACGAATATCCGTATACGCAGGGAGTTGAAGCAAGGGAGGCAGAGTGATGGATCTGGAAAATTTCCCTACACGGGAAAGTGCAAAAGACATGCTGAGCATGGTAAGCCCGATCTATGACCGTTCCTATGTTGGCAAGTGGATTTTTCAGGTCATGGCGGCACCCATGGAGCTTGCGCGCGAGACCGTGGAAGATATAAAAAAACAGGCGTTTCCGGAAACAGCAACCTGGTCGCTCCCCTGGTGGGAAGAACGATACGGAATAAAAGGGAATGAGGGCAAAAGCCTGGAAGAACGGCGGCGCCCGATTGTGCAGAAACGAAACACAAAACGCCCTATGAATCCGTACCGTATTGCAGCCCTGGTGGCAGAAATTTCCGGGCGGGAGGTTGAAATCTATGAAAACGTAGCACCACACACATATGAGGTTATTATCCGGCCAGGCAGCAGCAATGTTGACCTGGCCGCTGTTGTTGAAGAAATTTACAAGGTTAAGCAGTCACAAAAGCATGTGCGGGTAGTTTTTGAAACGCCCGTGCGCCTACAAGTACGGCCGACCGGGGCAAATTATTCATACCCCCACATTATGGCTGGTACCAGGCCGGATGTAAACCGGGTTGGAGCATTGCAGCCGTTTGAGGTGGATGTAAAACCAGAAGCAACAGGCCTGGCGTTTGGGTATCCGACACCAGGAGAGGAGAAGCGGGCAGGAACTTATCCGGATGTGAACACAGTCGGAGAAATGACAACCCCAGGAGTAAACGCACGCATTACCGGAGAATCCGCCGGTATTGTGTATAAAATTTGTGGAGCTACACGGCTCTAGGAAGGAGGCACACATGCTGACAGCAGACGCCATGAGCGGGTTTAAAGACCATGTAAAAAAGACAGTATCACACGCCCTGTATAAGATCAACAGCACCTATTACCGGGCAGAAATCACTGACATTTACGTGGACAGTACAGGAAAGGTGGCTATTGATTTCACGATTGATCCCACCATGAGCGGCACCGTGAAAATTACAGAGGTGCAGCTTTATAACCGCAGCGGAAAGTTGTGGCTGAGTAAAACGGAAAATATTACTCGCAAGAGCACCCAGGAAGGTGTATTTTACCGCTTTACCATTGAAATCACAGAGGTGTAAGAAAGGAGGCAAAGCCCTATGTATGGCATGACACCGTGGAAAGACGAAGTTGTCCAGTACCCATACCGGTACAAAGAGACACAGAACTCGGACGGAACAGTTGAGCATGAGCCGTCCCCTGGTAGCATTATGCAGGAAGGAACCCCGCAGAGCGCTACCAACTTCAACCACATGGAAAATGGAATCCATGACGTCCATGTGGCCGCTGCAATTTTTATGCAGTATCAAATGCACTATGTTGAGGCGCGAGAAAAGGAGGTTGACGAGCGGCTGGATCACCACGACGCTGAGTTTTCGGCAGAGACCGGCACCGTTACCCTGAACAATACCAACAAGGTATTTTTCGGCTTTAATAACAGCGGCACAACGGTTGCTTTGAAAACTGTCCGCAAAACTATGAACTATGACCTTGATATTGAGGTCGTGGAAGTAGCAGGCGGCCAGGTTGGGGATGTAATCGTATATGACAAGCAGCTGAACGGTTTCAAACTGAAATTTGAGGGAAGCGCTAAGACCGTAAAGGTTAAATACAAAGTTAGAGGAGGTATGTACGCATGAGTGTAAAGATTATTGAAAAGAACGCGGGGGAAAAAATCCCGTACACAGAAAAAGGCTATAATTTGTGTTTTGACGACATGCTGACAATTAAGTGCAACAAGTACCAGAAAGACTGGCCAGTGCACAAAGATATCTGTATGGACGCAGACGGGGACCTGACCATGGGAACCGGCGACGGCCTTTTTTATGTCGCTGAGGTTGATATCCCGGCAAAGGAATACGAGGAACAGCAACCGGCAGCAGAGGGCCAGGAAGAGGGCGGCACAGCCCCGGTGGCAAAACCGCTGGACATGAGCCAGGTTACAGTGACGTTGTGGGGACTGGAAAATCCGGTTGCCGCTGATGATGAAGAGGAGGAATAAGGTATGCAATATGATTTGGCAGAATTTGCCCTGAAAATGGTAGCACCTAACAACAAACTGATTTATGACGACAAGGGAATCCCGTCCGTTATGGTTTACGTGCCTAAGTTCAAAATGAGCGACGTGATCGACGGCGCCGGAGACAGCACACACCCAGCCTTTATCGTGAATGGTAAAGAAGTACCGGGAATCTGGATCAGCAAATACCAGAACATTGTAAATAATGGCCGTGCGTACTCCCTGCCTGGCCAGGATCCGACTGTAAATATTACCTGGGACACCGCCAGAGGATATTGTGAATCTAAGGGAAAAGGCTGGCACATGATGACTAAGGCAGAGTGGGCCGCAATTATGCTCTGGTGCAAAAAGAACGGTTTCCAGCCATGGGGAAACAATAACTATGGCAAGGACAGCAGAGAGACGCTGCAGCAGGCTATTCCGGCGACCTATGGAAGCGGAACAGATGCAGGAAAAATTTATCATGTTTTAACCGGTACCGGCCCGTTGACCTGGTCCCACAATAAACAGCTTGATGGAATTTGGGATCTGAACGGAAATGTTTCTGAGTGGACCGGAGCGCTCCGCACCGTAAAAGGAGAATTACAGTTACTTGAAAATAATAACGGCGCAAATAGCGATAACCCGCAGACTGCAGCAAGCTCCGCATGGAAAGCTATTGATGCAACGACAGGTGCATTTATTACGCCGGACGGTAACGGAACAACCGCGAACAGTATTAAGATCGATGCAACAGGAGCCGGTGGCGCCCAGTGGTGTAAAACCATTACAAAGACCTCTGAGAACTTTAGTTGTGCGCTGGGAGCTTTAACTTGTTCCGCAGACATTTCCGACGCTGCAAAGGCGGTGCTGAGAGCATACGGCTTACTGCCAGTAGACGGAGCAAAAGCCTCTGATTATGACGACGACAGATTGTGGTTCAATAACGTTGCAGACGAGCGCTTGTTCGACTCCGTTGGCGGCTATGGCGGCGGCACGTACGCGGGTGTCGGTTGCATTATCGGCTACTGGGCGCACCGTGGCGGCGTGAGCAGCAACGTCGGCTGGCGCTCCGCTTATGTGGATCTGGAATCTGTTGGCCTGTAATCTGATAGGGACGCGATAGCGGACCGATAAGGCCAACTAGATGCAGGAGGAACATGGAAGAGGTACAGATTGAAAATCAGGATGGGGACAGAGATCCCCTCCTGATTTTAGGAAAAATTGAAGATATGATGTTATACGCCTATCCGGTACTAAATGCGTATCCAAAGTATGAAAGATTTGTTTTAGCGGCAGACATAAAGCGATGTATGGACCAGGCAATGGAAAGAACCATTGAAGCAAATAAAAAGTATTACAAGAAAACTACTTTGCAGGAGCTGGATGTGGAAATTGACAAGCTGAGAAAATACGTTCGCCTTTCATACAGGTTGAAATATATAGATTTCAAGAAATATAAGCAGTGGAGTGAAAAGGTAAATGAGATAGGCAGAATGCTCGGCGGATGGATGGCGAGCGTTAAAAAATAAATAACGTAGGGAATGGGATATAGCGCTTGTTCAACTCCGGTGGCAACTATGGCAACGGCACGAACGCGGGTGTCGGTTACAGTAACGGCAACTGGACGAACCGTGGCAACGTGAACAGCAACGTCGGCTGGCGCTCCGCTCTACCCCCATACGCCAGATACAGGAGCGCCCACGGACGCCCTGGCAGTGCAGGGGGATAAAGGATCTCGTTCCCGCGCTTTATAATGAGCGAAAAAGGAAAACAGCAGTGATGGCACCAAGGGGAGTCCCTTGTGCGTGGGTTATGTTTTGCGACAGCAGAACCACTGGCCCATCCGGAAGTAGAATACAGCGAAACCTGCACCACTGTAAAAAAATATGACAATTAGAAACGTATATTATGAGATAACCTCATTTCACACACTAATGATCGCAGATACCCACGTATCCAAGGGCAAAAGGGAGAACACAGAGAGGCTGAGATTTTACGATAACAGAGAGGGAAATCTGGAAGAAATAAGCACTCTGTTGAGGGCTGGAAAGGTACCCAAAGTCGAATATCACAGCTTTTATGTATACGTGCCAAAGGTGCGGAAAGTTATATTTATTGACTACTGGTCCAAAGTGGTGCAGCGGGCAATATATGACGTGCTGAATCCTAAAATATGCCGGACGTTTATAGAACATACCTATGCGTGCGTAAAGGGACGCGGGCAGCTGGCAGCCATGGAACAGCTTTATACCTGGATGCGAGAAACCAGAACGTCCGGAACTGAATGGTATTATTACAAGTTTGATGTTGCAAAATTCTTTTACCGCATTGACCACGAAATACTTATGGATATTTGCAGGAAAAAGATAGATGATCCGCGAACCGTTGACTTGTTAGGGTATTACATAAACAATGATGCGGTTCCGTTCGGTATGCCGCTGGATGCAAACCAGCTGACAATTACCGAGGAGCAAATGCTGTATGATTTAGGAATACCTATCGGCGGCGGCCTGTCCCATATGCTGGGTAATATGTATCTGGATCCACTTGACCAGTTTTGCAAGAGGGTACTGGGAATAAAACGGTATATCCGGTACATGGACGACATTATAATCCTGGACAATGACAAGGAACGCCTGAAAGAATACGGCAGAAGAATGACACAGTTTTTAGAGGAACGACTACACTTGAATTTCAACAGCAAGACAGCACTCCGGCCGGTGCGGGTTGGTTGTGAATTTGTTGGTTTTGTTATTTATAACGACCATGTAATCCTGAGAAAAAGCACAACGCTTCGGATGAAGAGAACTCTCCGGAAAACGCGCCAGGACTACCACGACAACCTGATCACATTCAAGGAGGCAAACGCAACCATGCAGAGCTACCTGGCCATGCTGAGCCATGTGGATTGCAAGAAATTCAAGGAAAAATTGCTAAATGAATTTGTATTGACCCATGCGGATGATAATGGAGAGGAGCAGATCATAAACGTGATTGAAACGGGAGGAATAGGAGCACTCGACTATGAAACAATGTATTGCTGAGGTATTGGAAACCCAGTCGGAAATTATACAGCTGCAAAGGAATGTTATTGACTGCCTGGCGGCCGCATTATTGCAGCACAGTATGATTGAAGAGGAAGAACTGGCAATGATGCAGCAGGCGGCAGACCTGCAAAGAGGCATAGAAGAATGAAACCCATAAAAAGAATTGACCGCAGAGCTGGCCCTGGCCGGTTCTTTTATTTTGCAGAAAATTAAAATGATGAGGTAAGGGAGCATGACATTGAAAGAGATTTTAGAAACCGGCGGCGGTGTGCTGCTGATTGTGCTCACCCTTGTGCAGATCGCACCTATCAAGGTAAACCCATGGAGCGTTATCGCAGCAGCCCTGGGGCGTGCTTTAAACAAGGATGTGATTGATCTGATTGAGAAAGGGAAAGCGGAAACGGCCAGGTACCGGATCATTCGCTTTAATGACGAAATCAGACACGACGTAAGGCACACGGAAGAACATTTCACACAGATCATAGAGGACATTGACACATACGAAAATTTTTGTGCAGAGCACCCAAAGTTCCACAATGGTAAAGCGGTGCGCTCGATTGCCAATATCCGCAAAATTTATGATAAATGTTGTGAAGAAAATTCTTTCCTGGTATGAACTGCAAGGAGTGAGACAAGGTTGAGAAAGTTATTTTTTAAGAAGAAACTAGATTATGAGAAGCGCATGAAAGAACTTGACCAGATAGCGGAGGAGCAGCAGCTGAGGCAGCGGGTACGTGACCGAGAGCGTGAGCTGGGACTGAGGCACACCCGGAAGAAACCGGCCTGGGGTAAGGCTATGATGGCGGTTGTATACGGTCTTTGTATTGAAATAGTAATCTATGCAGAGGTTGTTATGTGGATGCGCTTCGACTTGTCGGCACTGTACGCGCTGATCGGTGTACCAGCGGCCATGTTTGGAGTATTTTGGGCGTATGCGCAGAAATCCGCAAAGGAAAACACCAAGGGCGGCATTGTGTACGACATGAACATAAGGCAGGCAGAAACTGACGATCTGGCCGGAATGGAGCCAGAAAACAACACAGATACCGGAGAGGGTATCGGATAAGGAGCAAAAACATGACTTTAGAAATTTTTTTACTGGGATTGATGATCGTATCTATTTTTACGGGGCTGTTTACTGAGGGCATTAAGAAGCTGCTGGACGAAATGACAGTGAAGTACCACTCTAATTTTCTGGCCGGCGGTGTGGCCGTAGTGCTGTCCACCCTGGTAGGTGCCGGGTACCTGATTCTGACGGAGACGCAGATCAATGACAAGATGGTGGTATATTTAATTGCACTCGTGCTGCTGTCCTGGCTTGCTTCCATGGTCGGGTATGACAAAGTAATTCAGGCCATTGCACAGCTGAAAAGAACAGATAATAACGCACAGGGCGGCCGATAAGGTCGCCTTTTCCTATGGGAGGGACGTACATGACAGAGCAGGAATTTATCAGCTTTATGGGGCCACTGGCGCAGGCAGACATGGCAAAAAGCGGCGTGCTGGCTTCGGTAACAACGGCGCAGTCAATCCTGGAATCCGGTCACGGTAGCACAGAGCTGGCCAGAAATGCAAACAACTTTTTTGGGATGAAATGCAGCTTATCCGGGAATACCTGGCCAGGAAGTACCTGGGACGGCGTAAGCAAGTACCGGAAGCAGACCGGAGAAGAGGACGCGAACGGGAACGCCTACACAATTACAGCAGATTTCCGGAAATATGCGAGTGCTGCCGACAGTGTGGCGGACCACAGCGCATATTTGCTGGGCGCTATGAATGGCAGCAAACAGCGTTATGCAGGCCTGAAAGGAGAAACGGATCCGGCGAAAGCTATCGGAATCATAAAGGCAGGCGGATATGCAACAGATACAAAGTATGTGAGTAAAGTCCTGAGTATTATCAACAAATATGAGTTGACGGAATACGACCAGGCAACAAAGGGAGGAGTGAGCAACTTGAAAATTAACCAGAACCCGAACTTCGGAACACACAACACAAGCCCACGCAGCGGAGAAATTGAGTACATTGTTATCCACTATGTAGGAGCAACCGGAACCGCAAAAAATAATATTGATTATTACAATCAGCGCAGCACGACCAATGCCAGCGCTGATTTTTATGTCGGCTTCGAGGGCGAAAAGTGGCAGTATAACCCGGACCCGAAAGCCCGTTACTGCTGGGCCGTAGGCGGCGGAAAACAGTCCAGCTATGGCGG